AGTAATTTTGTAACCGAAATGGGTTGTGGTGCAGGAGAGGAAGGTACTGATAAACTCGTCAAGAAGTACAAGAAAGATACTCCGCAACAGAACGAAGATGCAGTCGAACGTGCCAGAGATAAGATCAAGGCAGAGAAAGAGAGAGATCGTAGAAAGCATGATCGTGCATTAGATCGTGCCAGACTTGCTCGTGCAAGGAATAAGAATAGGGAGACCAAGTAATGATAAAGATGGCATTGACCAAAGAGTCAGGGCAACTCATTGAGGGTGCACTGGCAGATAAGGCAAAGAAGTCTGGAATCTCTCTTGCTACATTACGGAAGGTATACAATCGTGGAGTGGCGGCATGGAAAACTGGTCATCGACCGGGAACCACACCACAACAATGGGGATACGCAAGAGTAAATGCGTTCATAGTCAAAAAGAAAAAAGGTGGTTTGAACCACGATAAGGATTTAGCATAAATGAAAACTATTAAACAAATACTTGCCGAATGTAAAGGTGAGGAAGACTTCAAACCACACATGATGTATGACCCCAAGACTGGAAAGGGTTATAAGGCAAACACCTATGCAGACCATGTGAAGATGGATAAGATGGGTTACACCCACGAGAAACCAGAAATCAAAGAAGCAGCGGATCCCGTGGCGGCGGCATTCTTTGGTTCAATGTTTCTCACACTTTTACCATTTATGTACATAGCAGGGGATGCAATGCGAGATGACCTAAAAAAGTTGAAGGCAAAATCTGCAAAGAAAGGATTCAAACCTAGTAAAGAAGACCAAAGTCTTTTACAAAAGTTTATTGCAATGGTTAAACGCAAAAAACCTGATGCTGTTTCAAAGGCAATGAAGAAGGCAAACGAGTCGGTTGAACTTGAAGAAGGTGTGAGTAAGACATATAAAGGTAACACTATACACCAAGTAGGTAAACATAGAAGTTATGATGACATGGTGGCATATAAATTATCTAATGCAGATGCTAAAATTCTGAACAAGTTTATGAAGTCTGCAAGTGCAAAAGAACGCACACAAATGCATAATATGTTCTGGAAAACTGACGAGAAAGACACCGATGATGTCACGGCAGCGAAAGGCCCTAAGATGGCAATTGCCTACGCAAAGAAAAAAATCAACGAAGCATCTAATCCATATGCTAAAATAGGTGGTTCACCTAAAAATCCAGAGGTTAGGAAAAATCTTAAAAAGTCAATTGCAGACCTCAAAAAGAAAACTCATGGCAAGAGTAAAAAAGAAGAACTTGATGAAGCAAAGTCCTCGTCTGGTTACGAACTCTATCACCGTGACTTCTCTGGTGCAATGCAACACGCATATGCACACGCAAAGAAGAAAGGTTTCATCGTAGACAAAGACGATGTTGACCACAAGGTGGCAATGGGGCCCAAGAGACCATCCAGTGGTAAGACCAATAAGTATATCCTAGATACCAACAAGAAACAGAAACTTCATGTACAGGTTGCAAACCTAGACAACAAACGGTATGAGTTGAATATGTACATTGAAAGTGTACAACTAGACGAGTCTGTAATCTCTGATGTCAAAGACATTGTTGCCAAGAAACAGGCAAAGAAAATCCAAGGTGTCATGGTTGATATGTTTACTGCATCTGCCATCTCTCAGATTTACGACAAGGTAAATGATGTGAACAAGGGGAAGATGGACAAGATGAAAGTTACCCAACTTGCTAACCTTGCAATGAAACTGATGAAGAAAGAGGAAGTTGAAGAAGGTTCTGCACATGACCGACTCCGTGCTAAACTCAAGAAGGGTGGACTGGACTTAGACAAACGAGCAAAAGACCGTAAGGCAGAGCACGAGAAACTCAAGAAGCAGTATGGTTTAAAGGACTCATTTGATCTGGCACAGTTCATGGAAAGTTCTCGTGCGAAACGAGATGCAATGTCTGCTATGGGCAAACGAGGTGTTGACCCTGCCGATGTAGATGACTACAAGGCATCCGATGATGATCGTAAGGCGGCATCTAAGAATGTTCTGATGCAAATTCGTAAGGCATCTGACCTACCCAAAGGTGGTGATATTGAATTCCCTGATAGTAAAAAGAAGGGTAAGATTTCTCAAGACGATGCCAAGATGATCGTCAAGATGTTTAACACCTTGAAGAAACCAGTGGACAAGACAAAGTTCCAGAAACTTATATCCAAAGATATGAGTGCAATCAAAACACTATTGAAGAGAATGGGTAGGTAGTGAAATCGTTCAACGAACATTGTAGTTGTGGTTCAGAATCCGATCTGGTAGAGAACAACCTCTATCGGGTTGGTTCGGAGAAGTATTTCCAGTACTGGAGAGACTTGCGTGAACAGTACAATAGTGGTGAACTTGAAATCAAACCAAGTGAGATTGACATAATGGAATCCAATCTTGGTGAGTTCGCACAGTTCAATGGTGAGGATGTTGCACTGGATTGTATCTTTGAAGAGAAACAACCTGAACTAAACAAACCAAAGAAGGGTGGGTCAAAGAAGTACTATGTGTATGTCAAAGACCCATCGACTGGTAATATAAAGAAAATATCTTGGGGTGATACTACTGGACTGAAAGTCAAGTTGAATGACCCGAAGGCACGGAAGTCATTTGCCGCTCGTCATAAGTGCGATCAAGCAAATGATAAGACCACAGCAAGATACTGGGCGTGTAGACTGCCTCGGTATGCGAAACAACTAGGACTCTCTGGTGGAGGATCATTCTTTTGGTAAAACCTTATTTGGAGTTAAAGGTTCGTAATGGTAAGATTAGGGTTTTTAGGGATAGTGTCAACGAAGAAGATTTGATCTGGCATAGAGACAAGAAAGACCGAACTCTTATTGTCCTCGAAGGGTTTGGTTGGCAGTTACAACTAGATAATGAAGAACCTAAAGATTTACTTGAAGGTCATAGTTACAGTATAGACAAAATGGAGTACCACAGAATCATCAAAGGAACAGGTGATCTTGTTGTACGAATTTACGAATAAAGAATTAAAGTCTTATAAATAAGACTATAATCTAAATTTAATGGGTAATCCGAGCATGGCAACTAAAGAGACACAATCAGTCAAACTTGCGAGGTTAGAGGCAGACTCTACCGTAAGATTTGACCGTATAGAGGTAAAGATTGATAAACTTGCAGAGGCATTAGTTGCACTTGCTCGTGTAGAAGAGAAAATGATGGCAATGGAGAAGAACAATCAAAATCAATACGAGAGAATGAACAGGTTCTCTCAGAAGTTAGATGAGATCGAGAAAAAAGTGGATGATAATGCCCATACTGTTGCAATTATCAACAAAGTTGTATATCTAATAGGGGCAGCGATAGTCGCAGGTCTCGTTAATTATTTGTGGATGTAGGAGAACAACCATGCAAAGAAAAGATATGAAATCACTAATGGATGCCTACAACCAAGTCATCCAAGGTGAAGAAGCACTTGCGATTGACGAAGCAAGACAAATGAAAGACCCCAAGAAGGACTCTATGGTTCAGAAAGGTGGTAAAACAATCGTAATCGATAAGTCAAAAGAGAAAGAATACCTCAAGAAAGGTTGGCAACTCGCAGAGAAGAAGAAACTCGACCCTGTTGACGATGCAGAGAACGATAAGAAATTCAAAGACCGTAAAGACAAAGACATCGACAACGATGGAGATGTTGATTCGTCTGACGAGTATCTACACAAGAAACGCAAAGCAACTGACGATGCGATTGACGGTGGCAAAAAACCTGCTAAGAAAGAAGAAGATGAAGAAGAGGGTGATGACGAAGAAGAGAAGGAAGCACCCAAAGTTGCAGGGAAGAAAGATGACAAGAAGAAAGTTGCATCTAATGCCAAGACTGCTGAAATCTCTAAGATCGGTGAAGCAACCGAAGCACTTCTTGATATGTTCGAGAACATTCTAGGTGAACGCAAAGAGACCGCAGGGGCAACCAAACCCGAAGGTGTTATGGACAAGGAATCACCTAAGTCTAAAGAGTTCGCAAAGGCACACGACAAGTCTGACAAGAAGATCGAAGATAACGAAGAAGATGCCAAGAAGAAGTCTAAGTCTGCCGAAGATGCAACCAAAGCATCATCTGGTAAACGACCACAGGACAATGCCACTGGTGACAAGAATGTTGTGAAGTCTACCGAAGTCAAGGAAGAAGTTGAACTCGAAGAAGCACTAAAGACTACTCATGTACTTGTAGATACTGCTGATGGTAATAAGATTGTATCATCTGCCGCTGGTTCAAATGCTGAGAAGAATTTGAAAAGTTCTATTGCATCTGCTGAGAAACCTCCAATGAACATCAAAGACAAAAAGACTTTGAAAATTGTTCAATTGAAGAAACCTGTTAGTCAAAAGAAAGCAGATGACATGATGGGTCAACCTCTGAAAGAAGAGACTGCGGAAGATATTATCGCACAGGCACAAGACATCATCAATGGTAAGACCGTATCTGAGATTGCTGATTTGAGTTCTGACAAACAAAAGAATCCACACGATGCTCGTACCAGAGAAGCAAAAGCATTCTTAGAACGCATGGCAAAGAGACGAGGATACAAATGAACACAGTAGTCTTACAAGGAACAGAAGCAGCGTGTGGTACTGCCACTGGTACTGCTTCTAATTTTGGTGGTGCATCCGCAGTACGATTAATCAATACTGGTACTGCGGTTCACTTGGTAACTTTGGAGCAAGCAGGAGGTACTGATATTGGTACCTGTACTATTGCTCCCAAAGAAGTAGTTGTTTTGAAGAAAGCACCTACTGATAAAATATTCGCTGCCAATGCCGCTGTACTTGGTGTAGCAGTCGGATTCTCACATTAATAAAAGGTAAATATTATGGCAATCAAAGCACCCGCTTGGTGTGAACACGCAGTTCCCACCGCAAATGGTTGGGAAGATCCCGTAACTGGTGAATTGTTCAAGTCTGGTGGATTCACACCCGAACAAATCGCAGAGTTTCACGGTGTAACCGCACCACAAAAAGAACCCGAAGTACTGGTAGAAGTACCTGTAAACGACTTTGAGAAAGAACCAGTTCAAACTCTTACCGAAGCACCAGTAGGTGGTAAGTCTCTCGAAGAGATGAGTAAGATTGAACTAGAAGCACTAGGTCGTACCCACGGTATTGAATTGGATCGTAGAAAATCCAAAGCATCACTTGTAGAAGAAGTCAAAGAAGTACTCTAAAACAATTCGTGTCAACTGAGTGGGTATATATAAAATGAACCCACTCAGTTGTATACGGAATTGCTCATATGTTAAAGTTCTATGTTCTCTGGACAAGAGACATCGATAACCTCAAACGATCTACATCAATCATCCCCAAAGATCAACTCATAGTAATAATAAACTCACAGGACAACCTGAATGTCTCGGTGGGTGTACAATACTGCTCAGATAATCAAATAGAATTTCAAGTGACCAAATCAGATGGTACCCCTGCCACTGGTAAGAACTCCGTACTAAAACATTTTATCAATAATCCAGATGCAACCTACATGGTGGCAATTGATGGAGATGACTATCTGACTCCGTATGGGGTGAAGGTGTATCAAGAACTTGCAGATCATCCTGAACCACCTGATATGGTCGTGTTGTACAGACAGTTGGGATTGAATGGTGGTGATTCATCTCTCTTTGATAAACCTCACGCAAAGCAAAGAATACCTGATGTTTATCTTCCATCCTTTCCTTTTGATAAGAGTATAGATGTAGGTCTGAATTACAAATCATTATATGAAATGTTTAGGGGATGGCAGTATAACGAGACCCACGAGAATGCACATAGATGGGCAGAAGATAGGGTTGAGTTACAGGAGATAGTAAGAACACTGATGGAATCTTGGGAGGCAATGTGTCGTATGGTCTGGCATTCCAAAGAAGTGGCAAAGGTTATGCACTACGACAATTCGATCATTGTCGGAGAAGATACCCTACAGTTCTTGAAGTTGAAAAAGATTGCATTGGTGAACCAGTCACTAAGAATCTATCGTAGAAAAGAGAGGAACATACCGACTTACATTTACGATAATAGTGATGATAAAGATTCTGTGATGGGAGAGAGGAGATATGACTGGGACTGGATGAGACCATTTATTGATGCTATACATAATGATGTAGACTACAAGGACTTTCCGAAATATGCGAGTCTACCTGAATTTTTAGATGATGACTGGACACGATCTTGGATAAACAATGCAATTAACTAAAGACAACCTTACACTATTTGCCGCTCAACACTATCACAATCCCATGTGTATTGACGGTGAAGAATTTCACAAAGATTTAAAGAAATTCAAATATGTGAAACGACTACTCAATCGGTACAGAGATACTGGGGTGTTGTCCGAGAGACTCATTCTCAATCACCTCATAGTAATATTCAATGTCTTTGGTTACGAAGCAGGACTGGACATCCTAGAACTCAAAATAGAACTTGACCAGTGGGGTGCACTCAAACCATTCCTCATATACCTACAGGCAATCAAGAACACCGAGTACACTAATATAGTGATGGACAAGACTGTAATTGAGGCACTACGAAACTTGACATGATTGTTCCAACTGAACCAAGGTGTGGGGATTGCACTGTGTGTTGTGAAATTGAAGGATTTACTGGTGAATGGTCATGTACAGACAAGTATAACGAAGCAGAAAAGTTTGGTGTAAAGTATGATCCATTTCAGACTTGCAACAAACTTTGTGACACAGGGTGTTCTATCCAAGAAAACAAACCTCGTATCTGTAGTGAGTTCTTCTGTTCTTATATCGAACACGATTTAGATGAAGTATATTATCCAAAGAACTCTAGGTTTGTGGCACACATTGATTTAGATATGAATCCTGATTTAATTGTTATTATCTCAAAAGACATGACCCTACCACCAGAGATTCAATATGATAATAACAAAAAACTTTTGGATGATCTCGTTGAGGAAATACAGGTTTGTGAAGGGAGAAGGTTTAGAGTACAATTCATAACCAAACAAGGGGATATGTTGTTACGATGATTGTTCCAACTGAACCAAGGTGTGGGGATTGCACTGTGTGTTGTCATATTGCAGGATTTACTGGTGAATGGTCATACACGGATAAGTATAACGAAGCAGAGAAGTTCGGTTTACAGTTTGATCCAATGCAGACTTGTAATAAACTCTGTGACACTGGATGTTCTATTCAAGAAAACAAACCTCGTATCTGTAGTGAATTTTTCTGTGAGTATGTGAAGCAGGATTTAGACGATCAATACTACCCCAAGGATTGTGGATTCATGGCAACTGTCAATGTCCATGATGAGAATTATCCTGATGCATGGCCCTACCCCGATACAATTACTATACTATCGATGGACAAGACACTACCACCAGAAATACAATATAACAACAATAAACAATTACTAGATAATTTGATTGAAGAGATAGAGATAAGTATAGGTAGAAAGTTACCTGTTGAACTTGAAACTAATCAAGGATGGATATATCTAAGGAGATGATGTGAGATTTTTTATTTGTAAAGACCCTTCCAAGTTTACCAAACATAGTTACAAACAATATGGTGAATGGTGCTACTACCATGACGATAAGGTATCCGTCTGGGAGTGTGATGAGTACATGGTTCTATACTCTGGTTACCTAATCGAAGGTGACATAGAGGATGCGTGTGAGAGATGGAGTTTTGATGACGAGAATGGAAACTTCTTTGCAATCAAACTAACCAAACGACATTACGATATTTCGATTGACTACTTCCAACAGCATAAGATATTTGTGGCACACAAGTATGGTATAGAAATATCAAATCACATACCATTTATGACCTGTAATAAGTCAGATGTCGTGTCAAAATATCTAGAAGATGTGCAGTGTTTGGAATATAGCAGAGAAGAGAATAACACATTCTATAAGCACATCCAAGGGTGGATGCCGAGGTATGATTATCTTGGTGATACCAAGAGAGCACTCGAAGAAGAAAAGTGGAAAGACCTCGAACCACTTGCTGACTATATCCATGAATGCATGGAGCAACATTCTAATCTGATAAAGTCTCGTTTTAAAAACAGGTTTATCTCTCTGAGTGAGGGAATCGATTCCGCACTACAGACTCAGTACTTTCTGGATGACCCGAAGTATATGTACCATGTCACCCCTGCCGAGGCAGGAGATGATGCAATGAAATACAAACAGTTGACTGCCAAAAAGTTTTCTGATGTATCTCTGGAAGTTCTTGATCTGAGTAAAGGTGTTGATCTACTGGCAGAGCATTTGGTTGACAGTTCAAATCGTGGAGTTGACTTCCTACCCACATTTATGCAGTTGGCAAAACTCGACACCAAACCAGACATTGTAGTATATGGTTCAAATGGAGATGAGATGTGCCTTCATAAGTTGGTTCCCTACCTTCATTATGTCATGCAGAACAATAGATCGAAACAACCTTCATTGTTAAAGTTACATATTAAGTCTGAGATAGAAAAAAGAAAGCATTTCTATGGTGCATCATATACTGTAGGTAAACATAAGAATGCAATGACATATCTGGATGAGTGGTTGGATGAGTGGTTTCGATATGATAAGAGACCCGAATGGGACAGGGCAAAGTATGATATGCTCAAAGGTTGGTCTCCCAAACTATATAATAGGAACATTACAGTAAACTCAGATGTATTGTGTACCTCATTGTATTGTGATCGAAGGATATTCCACGAGATCAAAAAGACACCGAAGAAGTTCTTGTTGGGTGATGCACTGGACACTCCGATTCAGAAGATGTTGTTGAAGAGACATAACTACGAATTTATAACTCCACACAAGGATGCTGTACAGGCAGATTACCAAGAGATGAGGGAGAGTGTCTTTGATGCAACTTTCTCCCATGATATTGGACAAAACATATAACTGAAAGACTTTTTGAGTATAAATAGAACTATGGGATTACTAAAGACAGCGGCAGACCTCGTATACACGATTCGATTCTTGAAATTGTTGGTTACTCCGATCACGGATACCGAAGCATTCAAGGCAGGGATTATTGACGAGAACGGAAAAAAACGCAAGGACTTCAATACGAATAGTACTGATGACCGTGAAGCATATCGTTCTCATTATACACCCTTTCATCGATTGGTATTCAATTTAAAGAAGATCATGGCAAAGGCACCGGGAGGTCAGTCTGTGGTCGCAAGGTATGGAGCGGCACTTGCACTGATCAAAGAGCATGGTGAACTGTCTGATAAGAATCTAGACAAGATACACGCAGAGACAGGCATCGACATCTTAGATTGCCTTGCTGAAAATTCACAGTGGTTTGTCTTGGAAGATAAACAACTATCACCGGGAATATATCGTATCAAACACGATACAATAAATGGTCTGTGTAGAGAAGTACACAAAGACGATAAGATAAGGGTACTAGAAGATACATTCCCCTTTGATGAGATTTTGGGCATCGACATTTACAAAGGAGTACACGTTGCATCACAGGCAGAAGTGTATTTCACTACAGGGGAGATCACCCGATGAGAAAAGGTTTCAAAGACTTCTATGAGGAGATGACATCAACTGCCTCAGTTGCAGGAGCAGGAGACAATCCAGAAAAGATTGTGCCAGTTCATCTCAAGAAGAAAAAGAAAGAAAAACCAAATGTAATTAAACGAGGTAAATAATTGTGCTAAGTGGATTATTAGGCAGTGTATTGGGGTTTGGAGGTTCTGTTGTTCCTGCTATCACCGATCACTTTAAAACAAAAGCAAACAACAAATTTGAACTCCAGAAGATGGAGAAGATGGCAGAACTCCGTGCCGCTGGATTTGACCATGAAATAAAAATGTATGAACAGATGGGTGCTGACAAAGAGCATGATCGTCTGATTCAACATGACATCTCAATCAACCAATCAACAGGCATTATTGCAGGACTACAGAAGTCTGTCCGACCTGTAATCACCTATGCCTTTTTTGGTCTGTTCTGTGCAATCGAATATACTCTTCTGATGCAAGCAATGGAAGAGGGCAAGTCAGTTGCAGAATCAATCAACATCCTATGGGATGATGACACCAAGGCAATCTTTGCCGCCATCATGTCATTCTGGTTTGGTTCTCGTGCAGTAGAAAAAGCACGGTCAAAATAGACTAAAATATTTCTTGACATATACCCCCTTTGTGGGGTATAATAGCATACTTGAAAAAACGAAAGGGTATATATAATATTACCCTCCGAAAAATTATACCCTATGGAAAAGACAATATGACCCTAAAAATTGATAAGAAGAAAGACGACCTACTAGCAGAATACGCAGTAGGAATGTTAAAAGATTTCTACCTAAATGATTATGAGAAGAGTCCACAAGAGGGTTTCGCAAGAGCAAGTAAAGCATGGAGTAAATACCGATATGAGATGGATGATGCATTAGCACAACGTCTCTATGATTATGTCTCAAACAAATGGTTCATGTTTGCATCACCAGTTCTATCGAATGCACCCAATGGACACGACATGAAAAGCAAAGGGATGCCCATCTCTTGTTTCCTAACCTATGTTCCAGATACCCTAGAAGGATTGATCGGTCACTCATCTGAGTTGAGATGGTTGTCTGTCTATGGTGGTGGTGTAGGTGGTCACTGGTCAGATGTTCGGACAGTATCCGACATTGCACCGGGACCGATTCCTTTTCTTCATACTGTAGATGCCGACATGATCGCATACAGACAGGGTAAGACTCGGAAGGGTTCGTATGCCGCCTACATGGATGTCAGTCATCCAGACATTATTGAATTTCTAAATCTCAGAGTACCTACTGGTGATGTGCAACGAAAGGCACTGAACCTACACAACGCAATCAACATTTCTGACGAGTTCATGGACTGTGTGTCTATGGGTTTTGATTGGAGTTTGCGAGACCCCAAGGATGACACTGTAAAAGAAACGATCCCTGCTCGTAAACTGTGGGAACGCATTCTTGAAACAAGATTCCGTACAGGTGAACCATATCTGAACTTCATCGATACGGCAAACAAAGCACTACCCCAATCACTAAAAGATAAAGGATTAAAGATTAATGGTTCAAATTTATGCAATGAGATACATCTGCCCACAGATGGAGACCGTACTGCCGTTTGTTGCCTATCTTCTCTCAATCTAGAGTATTATGATGAGTGGAAAGACACGAGCATTGTTCGGGATATTATTAGGATGTTGGATAATGTTCTGGAGTACTTCATCAACGAAGCACCAGACACTATACCAAGAGCAAAGTATTCTGCAAAGCAAGAACGAAGCATTGGACTCGGAGCAATGGGATTCCATTCCTTGTTACAAAAACATGGAGTCGCATGGGAATCTGAATCGGCAAGAGAGATCAATAAAGTCGTATTCAAACACATCAACTCTGAGGCAGTCGCAGAGACAAAACTGCTTGCGAAAGAAAGAGGAGAGTATCCCGATGGAGAGGGAACTGGAAGAAGGAATGCCCATCTTCTTGCGATTGCACCTAATGCCTCGTCTGGTGTGATTCTATCAACAAGTCCTTCTATCGAACCGATGAAGGCAAACGCATATACCCATCGTACAAGAGCAGGATCATTCCTTGTGAAAAACAAGTACTTGACTCGACTCTTGGATGAGAAGGGTGAGAACAACCAGTCCAACTGGACATCTATTATCACCAATAAAGGATCGGTACAACATCTACCGTTTCTGACCGAAGGTGAGAAGGCAATCTACAAGACTGCCGCTGAGTTGGATATGAACTGGGTTGTTACCCACGCATCCGAAAGACAACCCTACATTTGTCAAGGGCAGAGTGTAAACTTATTCTTCCCATCGGGTGCAGAGAAGTCCTATGTAAATAAGGTACATCTCAAAGCATGGAGAGAAGGACTGAAAGGTCTGTACTATCTCCGTACCGAAGCAAAGCAACGTGCCGAAAATGTATCGGAGAAAGTAGAACGAGTTGCATTACAAGGTGATACTCGGTCAATCGTCTACACCAAGGGCAACTGTCCTTTCTGTGCAATGGCAATGGAGGAACTCAAGTTGAGAGGGATTCCATTTGACAAGATTGACCTTGCCGATATTGGCAAGACTGCGAGAGAGGTTACTGGTCGAGAGGTCAAGACTGTACCGCAGATTTATATCGAAGGTGAATATGTAGGTGGTTATGAAGAACTAATGGCATATCTAGACCGACCATTAGAAACTGGAGAAACTGACGAATGTCGTGCTTGCGAGGGTTAGCAGATGGCATACTCAGAGAAGGTTCTTGACCACTACGAGAACCCAAGGAATGTAGGAAAATTTAACAAACAAGATTCTGACATTGGAACAGGCATGGTAGGTGCTCCTGCTTGTGGAGATGTTATGCAACTACAAATAAAGGTGAATGACAATGGAATTATCGAAGATGCTAAATTTAAAACCTACGGATGCGGAAGTGCTATCGCATCTTCCTCCCTGCTTACCGAATGGGTTAAAGGTCGCAATCTTGATGAAGCAGGGAATATTAAAAACACGGACATTGCATCAGAACTCGCACTACCACCAGTCAAAATCCACTGTAGTGTACTTGCCGAAGATGCGATAAAGGCGGCAATAAAAGATTACAAAGATAAAAGGAAATAACACATGGCATTATTAGATTTTAGCAAAACATACAAACCCTTCCTCTACCCTTGGGCAGTGGAACTAACTACCAAGCACGAAGAGATTCATTGGGTCGAGGATGAGGCAGAATTATCCGAGGACATCCAAGACTGGAGAACCAAACTCTCCGAAGAAGAGAAAGAGTTTATCACCCAAGTACTAAGATTGTTTACTCAGTCAGATGTACAGGTAGGTGAGAATTACCATGAGTTATTGATTCCGAAGTTCAAGAACAACGAGGTTCGTAATATGTTGGCATCCTTTGCAAATCGTGAAGGTGTACACCAACGAGCATATGCACTGTTGAACGATACACTGGGTCTACCAGACGAAGAGCATTCTGCGTTTATGGAATATAAAGAGATGGCAGACAAGATCGACTTTATGAAAGAGGGTGACATCAACTCTCACACTGGTCTTGCACTTGTACTGGCACAGTCTGTATTCAACGAAGGTATGTCTCTGTTCGCATCATTCGTGATGCTACTGAACTTCCAACGATTCGGTAAGATGAAAGGTATGGGTACAATCGTTGAGTGGTCTATCCGAGACGAGACTCTCCATGTACAGGGTAATGCCAAACTCTTCCGTGAGTTCTGTGAGGAACATCCTCGTATCGTGAACGATGAGTTGAAGTCTAAGATTTACCAGATGGCAAAGAACGCAGTCAAGTTGGAAGATCGATTCATCAAACTCGCATACAAGTCTGGAGACATCGAAGGTCTGTCAGAGGAAGATGTGAAACAGTACATCCGACATATTGCTGATCGTAGACTATTACAACTGGGTATGAAACCCAAGTTCGGTGTCAAGGACAATCCACTACCTTGGTTGGACTGGGTACTGAATGGTGCATCACACGATAACTTCTTTGAGAAACGAGTAACCGAATATTCTGTGAATGGCATGGAAGGTGAATGGGGTTGGGATGAACCCACCGAAGTATGTGGTCTTGATGGTCAAGGTTGTGCCGCCTAGTGGAAGATGAAGATGATATTACCTACACCCTAGAATGTCATCTGTGCGAGACGGAGACTGAGGTTCTTGTAAAGGATTGTGAAGAAGAACCTCAGTTTTGTCCCATGTGTGGGGTGGCAATGTGAAAATAAAAACTATCTTCTCGAAAGAGGAGATAGAACATCTTCTGGAGATTTATGAACTTGAGGTTTTGGTGCATGGACAAGAGGCAACAGACTCATTATTGAAGAATACCTTTGTTTGTTCACGACATGGGTCTGATCACTTCACAAGAAAAATATCTGATAAGAAGTTAAAACAACATTATTTTGTAGAGTATTGTAAAGGTGCTTATTGTGATTTGCACTACGATACTGGAAATGTTATTACTGCAATAACACTTCTGTCCGATGATTATGAGGGTGGTTACTCTATAACTGAGGAAGTTGTATTCAAACCGAAGAAAGGTGAAACCGTCTTTTATGAACCAGATGAACTCCACGGTGTTGAGGAGGTGACAAGTGGTAGTAGAATCGTATATGTTGCATGGTATCATAAATGACTATATACTTTCATGTGGATATACGAAGATAAAGAGTTTGAACCCGATGAAGAGTTCTTGGAGCAATACCAAGGATTCGTCTACTGCTTGACCGAGTTGAGCACTGGTAAAAAGTATATTGGTAAGAAGTTCTTCTGGAAACCCAAGATACTCCCTGTTACGAAAACAAGAAAAAGACGCAAACGCACCAAAGTCCAGTCTGACTGGAGGGACTACTATGGTTCCTCGGAACAGGTAAAAACCCTCGTAGAAGGGGGTCAGGACTTCCAGAGAACCGTTCTAAGACTGTGTCGTACCAAAGGTGAGTGTTCCTATTACGAAGCAAAACTACAATTCGAGTACGATGTTCTACTCTCAGATGAGTATTATAACGAGTTTATTGGGTGTAAAATACACTCAAAACACATAAAAAAGTGAAAGAAAACGCTTGACAAAAGGTGTCAGTCTCGTTATAATAACAAGGTAAAGTCAAAAAAGAGAGAGAAAATTATGATAAATTATGTTGAGTTTAATGATGGAACTGCCTTTGTTGCAGAGTCTCAAACCTACTCAATCCCCGATAAACACTTCTGGGAGTTGAAGAACCATATGCCACTTGAAGAGTGGTTGAAGAAACCAATGATGATTGAGTTTCAACAGTATGTTGACAGTTTCTATGGTGAGAATGGTCTCTATGCTGACAAAGAGAACTTTGCGACTGTGAGTCAACAAGAAGAAGCAATCAAACGATACATGATGTCTCTGAACGATGTGACCACTTGGGGTGACGGTGATTCACTTGACCGTGAACGAGTCCGAATGATCCTTGAAAACCAATTAAATGTGCAACTTGCATAAAAAAACACTTGACAAAGGATGTTGAGTGTTGTATAATACTTGTATTGATAATGAGAAAGGTAATTGATTATGGCATATGTTAGTCAAGAAGATAAAAAGAAACTTGCTCCTGCGATCAAAGCAGTTTGTAAGAAGTACGGATACAAGGTATCCTTGAGTGTTAATCACTACAGTACTTTGGTTGCGAAAGTCAAAGGTGCTGATGACATCATGGAAGAGTACATTGATGTTCAGATGCATCCAGAGAAGGTTCGCAAACGTGAGTTCAATCACTACACCTTTGAACCCAAGTCGGTGATGGAAGAATACCGCAAGTGGGATCACAATGTCAACGAGTACTGGATCAGTGAGAACTACGGTGAGAAAGGTACTGCGTTTTTGACTGAGTTGAAAGACGCAATGGAAGGTGAAGATTTCTTCTGTGAAGATGATTCGATGACTGACTACTTCCATCGTTCACACTACATTGACATCAAGTTGGTTGCCTAATGTATACTTTCGATTTGAGAAACCCAAGTGATGCGACTCATTTCACTCTGTTCGGAACTGAGTATGAGATGCGTGTCACTGATGATGCGGAAGTGGTTGAGGTCTGGACTGTCGAATATGACGAAGATGGCAAATGCGGTGGTCTGGGTGAGTTTGTAACGAGTTGGAGAATCTAATGTTTATTGCACAATCGGATTACGATTTCTATTTCTCTGTTCTTGATGAACTGCGAGAGAGTGGTCAGATGAATATGTTTGGTGCACCTCGTATGTTGCAACAAGAGTTTGATATGACTAAACAAGAGGCAAAGCAGATATTTACTGCGTGGACTGAGACTTTTAACTAAGGACTATATAATGAGTCAAGAGGAACAAATTGCTAACGCACAAGCATTGATTGAAAGTGCCCAAGAAGAACTTTATAAAGCAACCGAAGAAGATAACGAAGAAAAGATTGTGACTTATTCTTACTTGGTTGGTGAATATGAGCAAATGCGTGATGAATTAATTGCACATTTTGACCGTGTTAAAAACAAATGATGTATATATAAAGTAAGAGGAAATTATGGAAAAAGAAGTGTTTGAAATCTTTGAGGATTTCACTAAACTAAAAACGAGGAAGGATAAAATTACTTTCCTACAAGAACAAGGGAGTCGAGTCCCTGCTATCAAAGATGTCATTCGAGGCACATTCGATGACCGTCTCAAGTTCTGTTTACCCGAAGGGAAACCTCCCTATAACCCCAATCGACCAGAAAGCACTCCCTCAACTCTGAGGAAACTTCACCGTGAGTTCGGTGACTTTGTTGAAGGTGCACGGAGTTCCAAGTTAGGTCAACTGCGAGTCGAAACGAAATTTATTCAATTATTGGAGAGTATTCATGCCGAGGATGCCTTGATTGTCCTAAGTATGAAAGACAAGAAATCTCCAGTCAAAGGTTTGACTAAGAAGTTAGTAGAGGAGGCATTCCCGACCCTGCTATCTTAATTTTCGTTATGTTTCTTTCAATAACCAAGGAGTGCGTTTAATGCCAAGAAACCAAATAGAGAGATTAAAGAATGATAGTCGAGAACTTGATAATTACATCCACCGTCTCAAGAAAAAGGGAAGAGACAACCTCGCACACAAGTTAGCGATAAAAAAATCATACTTGAATCAAACTATTGCCGAGTACGAAAATTCAACTCAAATTCTAGCATAAGGTAGGTGGTAAGTATCTCGGAGGGGGTGCGAGTCACCCCTTTCGTCATATAGGAGTATATTAATATGCCAATGTATACAGTTGTAAATAAGAAAACCAAAGACACTCAAACGATGTTTTGCTCGTATGAAAAACTTCAAGAACATTTGAAAAGTTTGGGAGAGGATTGGTCTCAAGAGATTGGTGCCCCTGCATTGATCAGTGCTACAGGCAATATCATTAACAAAACAAGTGGTGACTGGAAACAGCACTTGAAAAATATCGAGAAGGGATCGGGTAAAGGGACTACCATAAAAACATGACAATGAAACGATTGAGAGTAGACGATCTACTCACCTATCCTGCTATCACATCAAATCAACAAATCGCACACGATGCATGGAATGACGGAGACCACTTGGTTCTCTGTGGTTCTGCGGGTACTGGTAAAACCTTTGTAGGTATGTACCTTGCACTGTGGGATGTCATGGACAAGTCCTACGATCAGAGTAAACTTGTTATTGTAAGAAGTGTTGTCCCCACACGAGAGATGGGTTATCTTCCCGGTTCGGTAGAAGAAAAGGTTGATGCCTACACCGCACCCTATCGGTCTATCTGTACCGAACTCTTTAATGAGAAGATGGCATACGAGAATCTAGAACAACAGGGTCTCATAGAGTTTGTATCTACATCGTTTATCCGTGGTACAACTCTGGATGATTGTGTTGTGCTCGTGGATGAGATGCAGAATCTCACATATCACGAACTAGACAGTATTATCACGAGGGTGGGTCGCAACAGTCGAATCATATTCAGTGGTGATTATTATCAGTCTGATCTCAAGTCGGGTTCAGATAAAAAAGGCATCCTTGACTTTATGAACATTATGGAAGTAATGAACAACTTTACCACTGTGGAATATGGGTGGGCAGACATCGTAAGGTCTGACTTTGTTCGGGACTATATAATGACAAAGGAAATGGTTGAAAGAGGAAACATAAAATGAGACTAAGTAAAAACTTTACACTCAAAGAGTTCACCAAGTCTATGACTGCGACTCGTTTGGGTATCGACAACACACCCCAAGATGAACACTTGGTTAGTGCGGTGGCATTGTTCGAGAACTGCGTACAGAAGGTTCGAGAACATTGGGGCACTACTCGTATCAGTTCGGGATACAGAAGTCCTGCATTGAACGAAGCAATTGGTGGTTCTACGACATCACAACACAGTAAAGGTCAAGCAGTTGACTTTGAGTGTGATGGTACAGACAACCTAGAAGTCGCAAAATGGATTAGAGATAATCTAGACTTTGATCAATTGATCTCTGAGTTCTACGAAGAAGGTGATCCGACATCTGGTTGGATTCATCTATCCTATGTGAGTCCAGAAGAGAATCGTAACCGATGCTTGACTGCACAACGAGTAGATGGTAAGACACAATATTCAGTTGGTCTGCCCGAATGAATCTAATCTACCAATACATGATCACCAACGAGGAGACCGATAAACGAGGCAAAGTGCCTCAGTATCCCCAAGGCACTCGTGGTGAACTGTATCGGAGAACTGCCGACCTATCTGCCAAGTCATTCCAAATCTATGCAGATAAGATTGGTTGCACCCACCACTATTCTACCAAGCAAGTATACACCAAGAACTTCAATGGGTCAACTGTATTACTCTTTGAATGTCTGCGAATGATCTATGACCCGATGTACGATGATTTCGACAAGGTGGCATTCATCGACTCAGACATCATCTGTAATACCGAGGAAAATGTGTTTGACCAGTGTGGTGACTACGAGGTCACAGGTGTCTTTGAATCAGAGATAAGATCAGATACCGAAGGTGGATATAACAGTTGGGACTACAGTGACAAGATCAAACAACAACTGATTACCAAGTTAGAACGCAATGGTATGCCAATCGTGCCCACCGAACCACCGTACAGACCTTCTTGCGTACTGACATTCAATACTGGTATGTTGGTGTGGACTAAGGAAGCAAGACTCAAGGCAAGAGAAGTATTTGACCCTTGGTACAGTTATATGATGGATGGTGACGAACACGGTGATCCCTTCTGGATCAACAATGACCAACCATTCATTTCTGGTCAGTTGACCAAACACGGATTCAAGATTCAGAGTATCGATCAGACTTGGAATGATACTCCGACCCATTATAAGGATGATCGTGGATATGACCAGAACTTCCTGCATTATACTGGTGGTGGCAATAAGGTCACTATGCTAGAAGACTATAAAAAAGGCAAATTTAAATATCTAAAACCTTGACAAAGTGTGCTGAGTGTTGTATAATACTTGTATTGAGAATGAGATGAGTAAGGAACAATGAATTGAGAAATAAAGATCACCAAAAAGTAATATTGACTGATGCAGACGGAGTCCTCTTAAACTGGGGTTATGCTTTTAATGTCTGGATGCAAGAGAAGGGTTATGTGGCAAAGAAACCCTTGGAATACGACATCTGTGAGGTATATGACATACCAAGAACAGAGTCTAAGAAATTAGTAAGGTTCTTCAACGAATCGGCACACATGGGTTTCATCCCACCTCTCCGTGATGCCATGCAGTATGTTAGAAAACTGCACGAAGAACATGGTTATGTCTTTCACCTAATCACTTCTATGAGCAAAGACGAGAATGCACAGAAACTCAGAACGATGAACATTCAGAAGTTGTTCGGTGAGACCTCTTTTGTCAAGTTTATCTACCTTGATACTGGTGCTGACAAAGATGAAGTTCTGAGTCAATACGAAGGTACTGGTTATGTCTGGGTTGAAGACAAGGTTGAGAATGCCGAAGTTGGTAAGAGATTCGGTCTAGAGAGTATCTTGATGGAACATGGTTACAACATGGATAACCAAGAGTTCCCTCTAATGACTGGTTGGAAAGACATTTACGAATACCTAGAAGGTTAAAACCCCTATATACCCTATGTAAACTAATAACTTCATAGGGTATTTCAATGGAAGAGACAACTAAATCATACACCTACCATCCTGCTGATAGCAATGGGGATGGTAAGGTATCAAAAGCAGAACAGGAAATGTATCTTGAGTTCAAACGCAAAGAACTCGAAGATCAAGACCTAATGAGAGATGCACAACGCAAGATGGCATGGTTCTCTCTGATAGGTATGCTGTTCTATCCAAGTGGCATTTTCATCACAGTCTTGTTCGGTTTAGACAAGGCGGCAGAACTTATCGGAGACATTGCATCAATCTACTTCTTGTCGGTTGCCGCTATCGTATCCGCATTCTTTGGATTCCAAAACACCAATCCAAAAAAATAAATGGCAGACCTGAGAGACATCGAAAGAGTTCGATGGAGAGGTACTTGGGGTGTAGGTGACTTTATGTTGGCATTGAATGTCTGCCACAACTATGCCTACCGCACCAAGAAACAAATCCATTTGGAGATGCACTGGGAGACTGATGAAGGTCACCTAGAGACTCCTGACGACCCCGAAACTATTGTTGAACGAATGACTTGGATTCATACCAAGTTCCATCGTCAAGAAGATGTGACAGTTACCCATGTCTATAATTCTGATCTATTTGACTCTGGTAACACTAACGGTATAAAAGAAAAGATACGATTTCATTTTGGTTCTGGTGCATATAGGAACAAACAATGTCCCCAAGAAATGGACTGGGTATTCAAGAAGGAAGAATATCGAAATCATATCAAGACAAAAAAGATTGCTATATGGACACCCACATATAATAGTGAACCACCAAGAAAATGGAAAAGGTTCTTGACAAAAGATGATTGGGGTGATATAATAAGCTCACTGTCTGCGGAGGGTTGGATACCAGTAGAGTTGACCTACAGGACTCCAATCAGAGATGTATACAAACAGATACAAGATGCTGATTATGTTTTTTGTTACGATGGTATGTGGCATTATATTGCTAAAATGTTTGCTACACCTATATTCATTCCTTCATGGGAAGGTATCACTGGTTACCATTGTCCACAGGTAGTATGTAGACCTAATAAAGAACATACAATGAAGTTTGTAGAAAGTTTCACAGAGCAAGGTCACAAACATATGCAATCTAAAGCAGATAGATACTTGAAGAAACTTGGAAAGTTATTTGATGAAAATTGATAGAGCAGTAATAGAGATTAACGGTGGTTGTAACTACTCGTGTACCATGTGTCCCCAAGACATGAGGACAGGTGGTCGTGACAAGAAGTTTCTCAAAAAGATGAAACTCGAAGAGTTCGAGAAGAATGTGGCAGACTGTGCCAAGCATGGGTTACGAGTTGTCAACCTAGAGGGTAGTGGTGAACCTACTCTCAATAGAAACCTACCAGAGTATATCAAGATAGTAAAGAAGTATGGGGCAAAGTGCTTCATGTTCTCTAATGGGTATCGTATGCAGGGACAGTTTATGAAAGACTGTGTTGATGCAGGATTAGACTTCTATCGATTCTCTTTCATCGGATACAGTGCAGAGAAGTATGGTGAGTGGATGCACAACATTGTTGGAGGAAACTTTACTACTGTTGTGAATAACATTCGTGAGATGAAGAAGTATGTAGACGAGACAAATGCTGACTGTGTGGTCGCAACCTACCACTTGATTACTGACAACGATAACCTAAATAGTGAACTCCAACAGTATAAAAAGTTGGTCAACGACCTTGGGGTCAAAACAGAAATTTGGAAGATGCATAACTGGTCTGGTGTATATGAGATCGGTGCTAACGAAAGAAAAGGAGAAGTCAAAACTTGTGGTAGACCTTTTAGTCCTGATGTCGTTATTCGTGCTGGCGGTCTTGACGGTAATACTGGTGCTGTTGCGCCGTGTTGCCAAGTCCTCGGAAGAGATGAAGAAGCAGTTCTTGGACATACTAGCAAAAACACCATTGAAGAAATCTGGGAAGGAGAAGAGTACACCAAACTCCGTGAGGATCATACCACTGGTAACTACCCTGATTATTGTCGTAGTTGCGACTTCCTTCTTGATGACCCCGAAGTCCTAGTCTACACAAACCACGAAAGAGATTTAATGAAAATGCATGGAACGGAGTTTGACCTAAACGACTATCGATAACTGAGGCATATATACATCATGGCAAAAAAATATATTCATGTGAATCAACATAAAATTCGTGCCAATCTAAAACACGGCACCAACGAACCTGTTATTACAGTCAAGGAAGGCAAGAAGAATACCTACGGACACAAGGTCACCATTCATGGAGACTCTGTTGTGCGTTATGGAGAAGAGGGCAAACCTATTCTTTCATGTGGTGCAAGGGTAGTAATTGAAACGGAAGCAGAGGTAGATATAGAATGAGAAAGGCAGTATTTGAAGAACTCGGTATGACATTTATCGACTATAAAATATTTCGTAACAGTGAGGGTCAAATCCAGTTTGACAAAGAACTGTTATTACAGAATCTAAATGCTGATTGGAAAGAGGGAGATAATCTAGTATTGTCCGTGGTGGATAATATGATTACTTTGACAAAACAATGAAAAGAGCAATATTCCAAGTTGCAGTCGGGGATCAGTCTAAACTGTATAGACATTGTATAGACAGTGTAGATAAGTATGGTCATAAGTATGGTATTGATCATCTTGTTTTAAAAACACCAAAACTGATGATAAGACCTGATCCATTCACTGGGCAACGCAGTACCGATAGTTTTATGAAGTATGGTGGATACCTTCCTATCTTTGAGAAAGAGAATGTGTTCGATCACTTTGAGGATTATGATCAGATTGCCGTGATTGATGCGGATATATTCATCAAGGATACTGCCCCAAATGTATTTGATGAGGTGGATACTGACTGTCATTTCGGAGCACAGTTCGAGAGAGAACTGCCTTGCAATCCTCGGTACTCACGACAGATACAAAACTATTCCAGAGAACAATTGAACAACAGTGTATGCCGAAACTATGACTGGGACTTTGGTCATCGAAACGGTGGTGAGTTCTTCAACTCTGGCATGATCGTTTACAATTGCAAAAAGATGTTAGAGGTGTTGGGTGATACGACACC